GTCTGCGCGGGGTCGGGGTCTGTGGCGAGCTCGCTTGCGACGGTGCGAATGACTTGCCCCGTGCAGCCGAAGTGCAGCCCCGAGCCGGTCCCTGCGTTGCGCTCGATGCTGAGGTCGCTGAGCACGACGTTGTCGTACTTGCGCAGAGCGGTGACGATGGTGACGGGCGCTCGAGCGTTGACCGTGTTGCGCAGCGCGGTCTCGACTTGCTCAACGCGGTTGAATGGCCGATCGAACGTGAGCGACACGCTGCGCGCTTGGCCGCCGTGCAGCTGGTGGCGGTCCGGTACAATCATGAAGACTTTTTTGTTAGGCTTCCAATCGGGTCTGTAGGCGTCGAGCAGAGATGCCACGTTGCCAATGATCGGGATGTTGCCGATGTACGGGGGCGCCGAGTTTTGCGGGCCCACGAGCTCGAGCTGCCGGGTGCCAAAGTCGAAGTATTCGTTAGTGAGCACTAGAAACCCGAGCTCGCTGGCGAGCGCGGTGGTGTGGCTGCCGGGTTGCTCGATGGGTTGGTTGCTCACGATGCCCTCGAGCGTGAGCCGCGTGGGCATGGCGCGCACGTGGTCGGTGATGTCTGCGCCGTCTTCGACTGCGTGTTGCGTGATCTCGGCGCTTATGCCGTGCGTCTCACGCAGCGACACATCGATCCAGATGTTGTTGATGGTGAGATGCGTGGGCATTTAGCGCGGCTTAGAGGCGGGGGCGTTGCGCGTGACGGTGCGCCGGGTGTTGCGAGCGTCAACTGCGGCCTGGCGCACGTTGCGGCCTGCGGCCTCGCCGTTGGTGTCTGTGCCGATGTTGACTGTGATGGGTGCCTCGTTGATGGTGACGCTTGACGCGCCGCTCACGGCGGCAGATGGCCCCGCGACTTGCGGGTTGAAGTTGCCAGCGTAGGCGCCGCCGACGATGAGCCCCTCATCGGCTGCGAGTTGAGCGATCTTGCGCTCTGCCTGTGCCTCGCGAAAGCGCCGCGTGTTCTCGGCGGCGTCGAGCACTTTCTGCTCTGCGAGGGTCGGCGTGTATTCGGGGACCTCCATGTCGTCGGGAACGTCGGTGCGGCCCTCTGCGCGTAGCTTGGCGTTGTATGCGTTGCGCTGGATGGCAGCGGTGCGCGACCTATTGAGCTCGTCGATGGCCTTTTGTTTCTCGACGTCTGGCTTGCTGGGCTCGTCGCCCTTGAGCATGATGGCGGCCCACCTAAACCAGTCGGGCAAGCTCGGCAGCTTGTGGATCTGCTCGCCAACCCACGCGATGGACTCGCCGATCGCGTGAATGGACTCGCGCAGCTCCTCGACTTTCCGCTGCCCCTCGTCTGCGCCGTAGAGCTCCTTGAGAAAGTCGCCGATGAGCGTGTCGCCGCCGTGGGCGAGCGTGTAGATCTCATCGAACGCGAGGTATAGCGCAGCGATGAGCGCGAGCATGGGCAGCGCGCCGAGCATGGCGCGGCCCCACATGACAGCAAACGCAGCGCCGAGCGCGAGCAGCGCGGTCTTGAGTACGTGGGTGTTCTCGTTGAGCGTGACGAACCACTGCGAGGCTTTGATGGCCCACGCGAGCAGCTTGTTGCCCTCGGGCAGCAACCCTCGCCCGATGCTAGTTCGCAAGTCTTTGACCGTGTCATTCAGCGCGCGCAGTCGGTTGGCGAACGTCTTAGCGGTCTTGGTTGCGTCGCCCTGCATGAGCGCGGTGTCGTGCAGCACCTTGGCGTAGATGAGCTCGGACTTTTCCGCGAGCGTCATTTGCTCCACTTTTTTGTGGATGCCCTTGGTCAGCGCGAACTCGTTGAGCGCAGCGTCGAGGATGTTGACCGCGTAGCGGCGCAGCGGCTCGCTCTGACCTGCGAGCCCCGACGAGAGCGCCTGCATGGCTTCATCGGGCGAGGTGTCGCGGAACGATGCCAGATCTTGCGCGAGCCCCGCGAGCGTCGTGCTCATCTCGCGCAGCTTGGCGGGGTCTTTGATGAGCGTGCTGAGCAGCGTGCCGACCTCTGACGCATACTTCTGCAGGGTGAATCGCGAGCGCCCGGTGGCCTCTGCAACGCCTGCACTCCAGTCGCGGATCTGCTGCAGCCCCTCGGCACCAAACACGGTCTCGAGCACGTTGTCGACTTCGTCGACGGCGCTGGCGAGCTCGACGCTGCCCTTGATGAACGCGGCGATCGTGCCGGCGGCAAAGAACTGCCCGAGTGTGCCGAGCAGCCCGCCCGCGCCGCCGCCGCTGCTGCTAGCGGAAGCCTTAGCGCGGCGCGATGCGTGCTCGACGGCGGTGGCTGCGTTGCGCCCCCCGCGCGTGACTGCGCGCTCGCCCTTGGTCGTGGCAGCGTTGAGCCCGAGCAGCTCGCGCTTGATTTTCTCGATGCGCCGATCGGCCTCGTCGAAGCCCTTGGCGTCCGATTGGAAGCCCAAACGCGCGACGAGGTCGCGCAGCACGGTTGTGGTCACTTGGGCCCCCTGCGGGCGTGTGCGGTGGCTTCGTACTCGGCCTGCGCGCGCATGCCGTCGAGCTCGTCGAACATGTCGAGCACGTCGTGGGCCTCGTAGAGGTCATCGAGCGACCAGTGCATGCAGATCTCAGCTAGGCTGTCGGCGTACTTTCCAGCGGTGGCGACGCGGTGGATGTGCCAGTCGACGCCGTCGGGGACTTCGACAGAGACTCGACTAGCTGCGACAGGCGCTGCCATAGGCCCGCTGCGGCGCCTGGGTCCGCGGCGGATGCGCCGAAAAAAGAGGCAAAGTTGACCGTGAGAGCGAACGCGAGCCACTGCGTATAGGCGTCGTACCTCGCCGAGAAGTGGTCATCAAACAGCGAGCTCAGTAGCGGCTCGCGGTCGCCGTCGAGCACGAGCACGGTTGTCTTGGCGAGCTCGTCGCTGATGGTCTCGACGTCGGCGGTGGCGATGCGCTGCGTGAGCTCGCGGATGGCGTCACTTGCCCCGATGGCGAGCGCGCCGGTTCCGTCGCTCGGGTCGCGCACGACGCCATCGACGAAAGATGCAGTCATGGGCCCGAGCAGCTTGAGCAGGCGGACAGCCATGACGCGGCCGGCCTTCGCGCCGAGCGGCGTGACGCGATAGACCGTGCCGCAAATGAGTCTCTCTTGTGGGGTGCGCACCTAGCGGCCCCCGATGAACGCGGTGCGCGCGTCGGCGAGCTTGATGCGCCACTCGTTGACGTTGACGGTCTTGCCTAGCTTGACCTCGGGTGGCCCGATGATCCAAGCGCGCGAGGTGCCGATGATGGTTTTGCCGCCAGTGTCACGCACAGCGAATGCGCCTGCGGCGCCGCCGTTTGGTGTTTGGATGTCGGCGAGCAGTATGCCGCTGAGCAGGTCGTTGGCGCCCGCGGTCTGCGCGTACTTGAGCGTCGCGATGGCGCTAAAGTTGTTAGTTCGGACGCGCGTGACCTCGCCGTCGGCGCCTACGTACGCGCTGAACCAATCGTCATCCCACTCGATGGTAACGACCTCGTCTTCTGCGTAGCCGCCGTTAGACAGCAGAATCGCATTGAGCGATACGGTCATTTCGTTGATGTTCCATGCTTTGAAGCCCACGCGTGCACCTCCTTCGTCTGACTGTTAGACCTTAACCGTGCCTTCGATGCGCACGTGGTGGATGGCGCCCGACAAGCAGTAGCTGTAACGCATGTCGGGCAGGATGCGCTGACGCTTCAAATTTGGATCGATGGCGCCGAGCACTGGCGCGGTGACCGCGTAGTCTTGCTCGCCGTCGATGAGCCCCTGCGCGATGCCCTCTTGGATTTGCGCGAGGATCTGCGTGCGCACGAGCTCGATGCCCGCGGTGGTGTAGGGCACGACGTCGTTGCTGCCGAGCAGCAGAATGACGCGCGTCTGCACGCCGATCGTGAACCAGTCGATAGCAACGGTGATGTCGAGAAAGCGCCCGCTCGCGGCCCACCCGTAGAGCGTCCATCCGTTGCCCTTCATGTTGGTGTAGTAGTTGGCGCTCTTGGCTTTGACGGTGCCGCGCGTGGTCGCGTCGTAGGCGACTTTGGTGACGCCTGCGATCTCTTTGTTTGCCCATGTCGCCGGGCCCGGCAGCTTGGGCAGCATGACGCCGAGCAGCCCGGCGCTGAGCGGCTCGCCCGGCGGTTGGTGGTACCACCACGACGAGCGGTTATACCCGAGCCCCATGGCGGTGGATGCAACGTCGTCGGTGATGCCCGGCGCAGCGACGCCGCTGTCTGCGGTCTGCGGCAGGAAGATCACGACTTCGGACTCTGCCCACGCTGCAGCGTCGAGCTGCGCCGGTGCGCCGGGTGTCACGAGGTCGAGGCCATACCAGTCGCCATCAAACGAGCGGATTGCTGTCAGGTCAGCCGACGGCAACACGCTCGGCGCCGGTGTCATGTCCGCGAGTTGCATGTTGCCGCTGATAGCCGTGTACGCGTGCACGGCGCTCGTGGTGTCGCTGACGACGGAGATCACAGCGCCCGTAGCAGTGGCGGTGATGTCGGTGACAGCGTTGAGCGCGACGATGAGCAGTGCGGCGACGGTGTCTGCGGTTGCCGGCGGCGCGCTTGTGACGAGCACCGCGATGCCGTCGACGGTGATGCGATACTGCTCGTTCGCCGAGCTCGGCGCTGCGACGGTGAGCTCCACGGTCTGCACGAACGTGCCCGTAAGTCGGCCGATTTTGAACGTCGGCGGCGATGGCGTCTGACTCTTGAGCGCTCGAGCGCGCAAGTAGACAGGCGCGTTTACGGGCACGTTGTAGGGCGCCTTGGTCAGCTCGCTGGCATCATTGAAGGTGCGCACGAGCTCGGGCCAATAGTTATGCACCGCGGCGATGAGCCCGATGCCAAACCCTTGCTGCGTGACAGTGGCATCCTGCACGACGAAAGAGTGTGTGATGACTTCAGCTTCAACGCCCATAACTGGTTAGTCCTTTGCGAGCGGCAAACAGGATCGGAGTCGGCACGGGTGGCTTGTCGATGGTGTCGGGCCCGACAGCGAACGGTGATTCGGGGCGTCCCTGCGTGTGCGAGCAGACAGAGCCGCTCACAATCACATGCTCGATGGTGTCGACGGTCTCGACGTCGCTGCCATCGGCCTGACACTCGCAGAGCGTGTCGAACGCATATTGCATGTATAGGTCGAGCGACGCCTGCGACTCTTGGCGCTTGTCGAAGATGCGCTGCAGGTCGACGAGCTCGGCGGGCGAGTCGAGCGACACGCCGAGCGACGAAAACAGCGAGAGCGTGCTCGGCAGCGAGAGCGAGTCGCGCACGCGCTCGAGATACCGGAACGCGCGCCCCCACGGCGTGTAGTCGCGCGTGGTGACCACGATAGAGAGCGTGAAAGCACGGTTGCCGATGATCTGCACGATCGGCAATCCGGTCGGGTTTGCGGGGTCTGTGGCTGCGAGATAGCGCGTCTCGTCGCTCGTGAGCAGCTGCGAATACGGGCCCGAGTTGCCGAGCAGGCGCAGCGAGGCGTTAGGTGTGCCGAGCATGCCCACGGGCTCGCCCTCCCACACGACGTCATCGACGGGGATGCGCGAGCGCTCGGCAATCCAGCATCGCACGCTGTCTGCGTAGAGTTGCCAGTCCACTAGCCCCCCGCTGACGCGGGCGGAAACCCGCCGCTCGAGCTCGGCTTAGAGACGCCGCCGCCCATGTGGACTTCATAGGTGATGCTGCGCTTGAGATGCCCGTAGCGGATGAGCGGCGTTGCCGACTTTTTGATGGCGATCGTGATGGGATGGTTAGGCGGCGGGATGTGCGCGTCGATGCGCTGTTTGATGAGTCCAACGATGAACTCGCCGAGCAGGCGCAGCCCGCGGTCGAGCTCTTTGGGGTTCCCCTGGCTCTTTTCCCAGCGCTGCAGGTAGCGTCCTGCGCGCTCGCCGATCGCGGGGGCATACTCGTCGATTGTCCGGCGGATGAACGAGCGTTGCGGGACGTTCAGCCCAAACTCGTGGATCGTGGCGAGCTCCACGTTGGTGAGGTCGCTGCCGGTGCCATCGGGGTCGGGGTGCTTGCGTTGCCCCGACTTGCCTTGCACGCCGATGAGCACGTAAGGGGCGTTTGCAGGGTTGCCGGTGTCGGCAGCTTTCGCTGCTTTCTCGGTGGCCTCCCAACCCCGGTCTATGTCTTGGATGGTGATCACAGCGCGAGCACCCGCGGCAGGAAGCTTGCGTGCAGCTCGTTGACGCGTCGCTCGTAGATGGACCTCGCGCCGTCGGGTTCCTTGTTCGGGTCGAGGCGCGCGAACTCGCCCGCGGGCGTGAGCACGAGCAGTGCCGCGGTGAGGTTGCTGACGACCATGTCGCGCACGGCCTGTTGCGAGCTCGGCTGCGGGCGCACGAGGGGCGCGAGCGGGTCGGGCGGTGGAAACGTAGGGTCGCGCGGCTCGAGCAGCTTGTAGAGGCGCAGAGCGTTCTCGCTCATGCCGCCATCGCACGCGCAGGCGCTCGAGCCGTAGTCGGGCGCAATCTGCAGCTCGGCCTCGTAGAGCTTGTGCGCGACGAGCAGAGGGTCGGCGCGGCGAAACTCCGGGAACGCTGCGAATATGTGCTCGACGGTGACCATGACTTAGCGGCGCTTGGCTCGGCTCGCGGTGCGGGCTGTTGCGGCTTCGGGCGGCGGCTCGGGCGCGGGCTCGGGTGTCGGCTCGAGCTCGGGTGCGGGCTCGAGCTCGGGCGTGGCCTCGAGCTCGGGCGTGGTCTCGAGCGTCACGACGCGGCGCGGCTCGAGCTCGGCGGCGGGTGGCGGCGGGTGCACGCAATCGCTTAGAGCGACGGGCCCCTCGATGCCGATCGGGGTGTTGCCGACGAGCTCGGGCAGCGCCGGTGCAGCTGCGGGCGGCGTATCCTCGATGTCGAGCTGCCCCTGCGCGACGTATGTGCGCAGCGGGCCCTCGAGCGCGGCGAGCACGGTCTCGTCGAGCTCGGGCGGGACCTCGACGCGGTCGAGCGGGACGAGCAGTAAGACGCCGAGCCCGTGGCCTGGCGCAGCGATGGAAAGTAGCCGCTGCGAGCGGTTGATAACGATCACGGGCACACCTCGGGTTCTGGGTCGGCTTCTGGTTCTGGTTCTGGTTCTGGTTCTGGCTCGGGCTCGGGCTCGGGCTCGGGTTCGGGTTCGGGTTCGGGCTCGGGTTCTGGCTCGGGCTCGGGTTCGGGCTCGGGTGCATAGGGGTCTTCGTGCTCGCCGGGCCCGAGCTCGGGCAGCGTGAGCACGCGGTGGGTGAGCGGGTCGGTGGCGTACGGTACGGTCTGCGCTTCCCTACTCGTGGCGAGGTATCCCGCGAGCACAAACGGCTGCAGCGGGCCCGCGAGAGCCGCATAGACGGCCTCGCCGTCCGAGCCCATGAACTGATAAAGCAGCCCGTTGGGCGGCACTTGCCCGAGTCGACGAAACTGCTGCGCGCCACCCGTCGGGGTGAGCAGGAAGCTGACGATCTGCGGTCCAGTGTTAGAGATGTGCACGCGGTCTACCGTTGGGCGATGGGGGTTGAGCGAGGCGCAGGGGTGCCGCTGCGCCGCCGTGAGCGGCGCGCGGGCAGTAGCGGTGCGAGCGGTGTGTGCGAGCGGTGTGCGCGGTTGAGGCGCTGCTAGATGCCGTCCATGTAGACGCCCGAGAGCGGCAGCTCCCACGCGACGCCGCCCGCGCGGGCCATGCTGTTCACGACGAGCGCGAAGTTTTGCGCCTGCGGCGCCTGCTCGTTGGGCGCTTCGGTGAGCTCGAAGTGCACGTGTTCCTCGTCGCGGCGGTACCACACAGCGCGGGGGCCCGTGCCGGCGGCGTCTGCGAGGTCGAGGTACTGCCACCAGTCCACGTTGCGCACGTACTGCGTGCGCTCGAGATAGACACTTAGGATCGTGTCGCTCGGGTCGGCGCCCGCGCCGGTGTAGAGCGACGTGTTTTGGATGTAGCGCAGCTTGGCGAGCGGCAGCAGCAGAGTGTCAGGCGACTCGACGCCCTTGGTGGCCACGAGGATCGCGGTTTCGCCCGCGAGCAAGTCGTTGAGCACATCTTGCGGGGTCTTCGTGCCCGAGCCCCATGCAGTCGTTCCGCCGACGTTGGCAGCTGCGATTACGGGCACGTTCGCATTGTTGAGCAACCCGCGGATCGTGCTGCCGGGCTCGCCGAGTGCAGCAAGGCGCTCGAAACGCTGCTCGAAACCGCGCCGCACGGCGTCTGCCTTGCGGTTGCGATAGTCGATACCCGCCATGCTGGCGCGCCTGACGTCGAGCACAGACCAGTCGTAGGCGAGCGCATACGACAGGATATCGTAAGTCACCTTGGTCGAGGTCACAGCGACGCGTCGCACGTCGTCTGCGTAGTTCGCGATGAGCTCGGCGATGCCCGCGGAGTCCCACGCGTAATAAGACCAAGTGTCAGCGCCCGCGGGGGCCTCTGATGTTACGGGCACGAACAGGCGCCACTTGAGCGCCGGGTAGCGGATCTCACGCAGCCGCTGCGAGATGTACTCGAGCTGCTGCCGAAAGAATGCGGTGTCATTCGCGTCGAGCCGCTCGAGCCCGTGGGTGGCGGCGCGGGTGAGCGATAGCGATGCGCAGAAGCGCTCGAGCTCGCCTGCATCGAGTCGCAGGCCCATTTGCTCGAGACTGTTAGTCAGGCGGTCGGGGTCGAGTGGCGCGAGCAATACAGTCATGGGTGTGGTGTTTCTTTCTGGGGCGCGCGGTGGTGTGCGAGCGGCTCGTGTCAGAGGTCGATTTCGACAATGGCGACGCCGCCGATGGCTGCGCCCTGCACGACGGTGAGGTAAGGGGCTGCGACTGCGTTGCCCGCGTCTGCGTCTGCACGCAGCGCGCCGAACATGGTGCCCGCGCCTACGAGCGCGAAGCGCACAAACGGCGTCGTGTGCGACGCGAGTGCGGTTTCTGCGATGATGGCGATGCGGCCTTTACGCAGTACGGGCAGCGTCGCGCCGAGCCGGTAGGGCGGCTCGGGGTAGGACGGATCCCACTGCGTGATTCCCATGACGCCGGTGAGCGTGGTGACGTCGCCAGTGGCAGCGACATTGCGCACTGCTTTAGGGGGTCGGCCTGCAGTGGTGTCGTAGCAGACCACGACGCCGACGGGGATGACCTCGACGCACGCGAGCGCCGACACTGCGGCGTGCAGGTAGTTCTCGATGAGCTGCCCGTGCACTCCGATCGGCGGCTCGTAGTTGTAGACTAGTTGACCTGGCATACGGTCGTATCGCTTTCGGTTGAGTGTTGACGGCGGCGCGCGTGGGTGTGTGGGCTGTTAGGTGCGTGTGACGGTGAGCGGCTGCCGCCAAGCGGGCGGCTCGTAGGCCGGGGCGGGTGCGCCCGCGGGCTCGCGTGACTTGAGCTGCGCGCGCGCCACGTCGGCGGCGCTCATGCCGGCGGGGAAACCATCGGCGCGGCGGTGCGGGTCTTTGCCGCCGCCCGCGGGCTTGGCCTGCTTGGTGGTCGCGGTGAAGTAGGCTGCGACGTACTCGTCAGACTGACCGGTCATGGTCGCAGCCGAGTCGAGGTGCGCGATCGCTTTCTCTTGGATCTGACGGCTCGTGAGGCCCGTGAGCTCGACGCCTGTGCCGAGCACGGCGCGGGCAGCCTCGAACAACGCGACGCGGTCTGCGACGAGCGAATCGAGGCGCTTGGTGTCGCTCGCAGCTGCGAGCTGCTTGGCGGTCGCGTCTAGCTCGGCGGTCTTGGCGTCGAGCTTTTTCTGCAGCTCGGCGCTCGTCGCGGTCGCAGTCTCGAGCTGCGACGTGACTTTGCGCACGAGCTGCTCGGCTTGCGGTGTGACTTGCGCATCGATGCCATCGATACGGACGGTGACTAGGTCCATGCGGGCGGGTCCTTTGTGCGGTGGTGCGTTCTCGGGCGGCTCGAGCGGGTCGAGCGCGAGCGTGGCGGCGTGCGGGTTGTCGGTGAGCTCGGCGGGCTTGCCATCGAGGCGCAGCGCGACGTCGGCCCCTGCGCGGCCCCAACCACGCGGCCCTAGTCCGACGTGGTTGTAGACAATCGCGGTTTGCTCGGCGTCGTAGCGCTCGCCCTGGTAGGTGCCGGGCTGCTCGATGAGCTTGCACGTGTAACCGCAGCTCGCCTCGACGCGGTCGCGCCGCTCGACGGCGGCGATGAGCTTGGCGTCAGTGATGAGCAGCGTTGCCTCGACGTAACGCTTGCCGTCTGCTCGAGCGTCGCCGGTGATGTGCCCGAGCGCGAGCTCGCGGGCATTCTGGGCGCTGACCATCTCGCGCGGGTGCAGGTCGGTGATCGGGGCGTCGGCGAGCGTGGCGAGCGAGCCGTTGGCAAACACCTGCTCGGGTCTGCGTAGCTCGCGGCGCAGCGTGCCGTCGGCTCGGCGGTAGGTCAGCACGCCGGTGCGCGTGACGCGGGCGGGGGCTCTGAGGAAGCCTTGCGGCGTGCGGGTCACCTCGCCAAGGGTCGCGGCATCAAAGCGCTCTACGGGCTGCACACGGGCCCGTAGTGGGCGAGTTTTGGCCGTGTCAAGACGTCACGCGGGCATGACGTTGCGACGGCGTGACTCTATGACTCCCAATACGAACGCACCGCAGCGAGCGGCCGGCCTGGCGGCTGCTCGCGAGGCGCGTAACCCGCGGTAGGCGCTGGACGCCGTGAGCTTGCCCGGGGGCGGGTAGGGTCGGTGCGCCCTGCTATTCGATGGGGCTCGGCTGCGGGGGCGGGTCTTGCCCGAGCCGGCGGAAGTGTTCGGCGCGCATGCGGTGCACGTCCTGCTCGAGCTGCTCGAGCTCGGCGTCGCTGAGCTCGGCGGCGCGCGTGTACTCGTGCAGGTCGAGGTCGGTAAAGTCGCCGTGCGCCGGGTCTGCGAGGTAGGCGGCGGCGATTTCGCGGATATCGGCGGCGCCCCATGGGTAGATGCGCACGGCGAGCAGCTCGGCGGCTGATTGGGTGGCCATGTGGCACAGCGTAGCCCGCTGCAGCGGCAGCCGTCAGGACTCACAAGCCGAGGAACGGGACGGCAGCGGTGGCGCCCTTGGGGTCGCGCAGCTGCGCCTTGATGGCCACGCGTTGCTCGGGCGTGAGCTTGCGCATGGAGAGCCAGAACTCGTCGGCGATGGCCTGCGCGGTCGCGGGCACGTCGCTGCGAGACTTCCAATCGAGCGCGCCCTCGAGCAGCTGCGCGCGGGCCTCTGCCGCGGTGAGCGCCGTGTTGTCGGTGATAGCCTGCAGCATCGCGGTGATCATGCGGTCGTAGGAGCGGAAGGGGTCGAACTTCCACCCCTTGTCCGTCTGCGTGGGCAGCGCGAGAATGTGGTTCGCGGGCAGCTGCTCGAGCTCGAGCCCCGCGAGCGTCGCTGTAAACCCGCGCGCGGTGACCTCGGTGGCGATTTCATCGTAGAACAGCCGCGTTGAGCCCTTGGTCGTGTAACGCATGGTTGGGCCGTAGCCGTGGGCCACTTCGTGAAACAGCGTCTTGAGCCCGCCGAGCGCGCCGGGTGGTGTCTCGTCGCCTGCAGCGATGGCGCGCAGCCCCGCGAGCGCGTTCTGCGTGCGGTGCTTCGTGAGCCGGATGTGACGCGTGCGCAGATCGAAGTCGCCATACACCGTGTCGGCGCGGTTGAGCCTGGCCTTGAGCTCGATGGTGTTGACTTGCGGCAAAGCAAACTCATCGAACAGCCCCGACTTTGTGAGCGTCTCTCGCTCGTACCACGCAGCGACGAGCGCCCGCGCGGCTGCGCCGTTGTCGAGCCCGTGCAGCAGTTGGTCGATAGCAGTGGCGAGCTCGGTGGCGAGCTGGTCGCGTTCCTCGGGCGTGAGCGAGATAGCGGGCGGGATAGCGGCAGGCGCTGCCGGTGGGGCCGGTGGTGGCGCGGGCGGCGCGACGCGGGGCAGCGGCGCGGGTGGCTCGAAGATGCCCGGCTGCGGGCGCGGCAGGCGCGGGGGCAGCGGTGGCTCGATGGGCAGCGATGGCAGCGGCGCAGGCGCGGGGCGCGGCAGTGGCGCGGGCGGCTCGATGATGCCGGGCAGCGGGCGCGGCAGAGGTGCGGGCGGCGGCTCGACGGGCAGCGATGGCAGCGGCGCGGGCGGCGGCTCGACGGGCAGCGTGGGTAGCGGCGCCGGCGGTGGCGCGGGCGGTGGCGCCGGCGGCGTGGGCAATGTCGGTGCAGCTCGCGGTGGCGTCGGTGTCGAGCTCGGCAAGCCCGGCAGCGTCGGCTGCGTGGGTGTGGGTACGGTGCCGCGCGGTTGTATGCGTATGCGTCGGCGTGGTGCCGCTGTGATGGGGCCCGAGCTCGGGCCCGCGGGCAATCCCGGCAGCGGCAGCTGCTGCGGTGGCGAAGGGGCGAGCGGTGGCGGCAGCGGGCGAGCGAGCGGTGACGCGGGCGAGCTCGGCGGCGCGGGCTCGGGCAGCGGCTCGGCGTCAATCACGGCGTCGTCGATGATGGGGATCGCGCTGCATCTACACGCATAAAAGTGAGTATCGAAGCCCGGGTGCGCCCGCTTGCCCGTGGTCGGGTTGACGACGGGTGGCTCTGCCCACTTCTGCTGCGTGCCCTCGAGCACGCGGTGGTAGGGGCGGACCTTGCGATCCTTGCTCGTGGCCCACGTGTAGTCAGTGATGCCGAGCTGCGTCTGACGCAGCCGCGTCTGCTCGGCGTGGTACTTGCCGACGGCATCGTTGGCGATGAGCTGGGCGTGGCGCTTGGCGACCTCGAACTGCGATTGCAGCTTGGCCGCTATCTCGTCGGGGCGCGCGCCCTCCTCGAGCTCGCTCATGACGAGCTTTTTGATGTTGGCGTAAGTCTCGTCGGTGAGGTTGCTGACGCGCAGGATCGAGGCTTCGGTGAACTCCTCGAGTGACTGGGCGATGCCTGACTGCGGCAGGTGCGGATCGATGCCGGTGACTGCCTCGATTTGCCTGCGCAGCGTGTTGTCGACGTTGACGCTGACGCCCACGGCGGCCTCGAGCGAGCCCCCGCGGATGTCCGGGATCTTGAAGTCTTGCGGCAGCGTGACGGCAGCCCCGTCGATCATTCCCGACGGCGTGTTAGGCGGCTGATCTTCCGCGTCGGCGCGTGCTCGTCGCATCGACGCAAGCGCGTTGCGCCCGCCTCGGATGATGGTCACACCGCGCCGCGCGAGCTCGGGCAGCACCTCGGAGAGCACGCGGTCGAGCCCGAGCGCCATGACGCGTTGACCGTGCTCGAGCGGCTCGAGCGGCGTGCCGAGCACGATCACAGCATCGACGGGTGGGCGAGCCGAGCGGGGCGTGCGGGCGAGCACCTTGCGCAGCGCGCGCGGAATCGCCACGCCCTCGAAGATGGCCGGGCCCGCGAGCATGCGGTCGGCGAGTGCGTCGCTCGCC